TCCCGGGACATGGAAACCTTTATGTTCCAGGTCAAGCGCCAACTTCATATAATGCGATTGATCCTAATAACAACATTAACTATTTAACTGGTCAGTTTGTGGTTACATTCCCTACCGCTCCTGGTATTGGTAACGCAATCAATAGCCAAACCGTTACTGTTCAACCTACATTGCCTCAGGCGATGCTTTTCTACGATGGACAGTTTACGATGCGTCCATGTCCAGACCAACCGTATAGAGTGAATATGGAAGTCTATCAAAGACCAACTGAACTTCTTTCTGGAGGTCAGAATCCTGAACTTAATGAATGGTGGCAGTATATAGCTTTTCTCGCAAGCAAAAAAATATTTGAAGATCGAATGGACATGGAAAGTGTAGCATTAATTATGCCCGAACTCAAGAATCAAGAAAGATTATGTCAAAGACGTACGATTGTTCAGTATACAAGCCAAAGAACGCAAACTATATACACCGAAGCTATATCTGGAAATGGTGGTTATAATGCTGGTTGGTTTGGGAATGGAAGTAATTTCTAATTAAAAGTGGCAATATAATTTAATTTGTATACAATATCCCTATGTATTTAATTATGTAGGGATATTTCTTTGGATCTAAATAAAAAATGTCGTGATTGTCAGATTGATTTAACAACAGATAATGCAGCTAAGAAGAATGCTAAATATTATCGTAATGAATGTAAATCGTGTCGTAGTAAGGCTGTAGTTAAAACCATGGTGGGGAATCCTAAGCGAATGGCCTATATGAATGCTTATAATAGAAAAGTAGGTATCGTTAAGGAGCATCTATGTGAAGGATGTGGGAAGTTATGTTATAAAAACTACGAGAAAGCATTTTGCTCAGACATGTGTCGATTTATGTCATATGTAGACAAGCAAGAAGAATGTTGGATATGGATTGGTGCTAAAGGGGCAAAAGGTTATGGTATGCTTTGTTTTAAAGATAATAAAACAGCCATTGCTTCTAGGGTATCTTATGAACTTTTTAAAGGACCAGTAGAAAATGATAAAGTAATATGCCATACATGCGATATTCCATCATGTGTAAATCCTGATCATTTGTGGGCTGGTAGTCATATAGAAAATATGATAGATATGACTCAAAAAGGTAGGCAGCATTCTAAGCTTAATCCAGTAGATGTAATGAGAATTAGAAAGTTATGGGAAGATGGATATTCGCAAGAAAAAATTATGGAGCTCTACAATATAACTAGTGGTACTATTAGCAGTATAGTGCACAGAAGAACCTGGAAGCACGTTTAATATAATTAGGAGATATAATGGCCTTCCAAAGTAATATCCCCCAACCGGGTGATTTTTTAAAGAATTCTCAAGCTGATATTTTAGGTAACTTTACAGCGCTTGCTTCTTTTGGAGCAGGTTATGCTGATTTATCTATTCAAGCAACACAGCCACCTACATTGGCCGTTGGAGCAGTCACCGATAGCGTTCTTTATGCTTTCGTTAATCCTACTACTGCTGTTGGTGAATTATATGTCCAGAAACAGATTAATGGGGGACAGGCTCAAATACCTATGACTGCATCAAGTATGAGCACATTAGCTTTTATTGGCTGTGAAATTGGTTGGTCATATCTTCCAAGTGGTTTATTAGTTAAATGGGGTAATGTTAATATGACGACAGCGACATTAGCAATAACTCCAACAGTAACAAGTGGTGGCCCTAATTTTCAAAGAGCTTTTCAAGTTTTTCTTACAGCTTATGATACAAGTGTTAATACTAACTTTACAGTAGGCCAACGTACGACAGTAAGCAATGCCCTCCTTAATGATCCTACTACAGGTAATTTCACTGCTTATGCTAATAATCCATCTGCAACGACTGAGATTAATTACATAGTTATAGGAGTCTAAGATGGCTCGCACTGATCGCTTTTATATAGGGATGATTGAGGGAGGAGCTGGACTCAATACTGCACTTAGGCCTTTTGCTATTCCTGATAATGCATTTGAAGTACTTAATAATGCTTATGTATTCCGTGGTCGGGTACGTAAAAGATTTGGTTCGCTTCTTATGGAAGGATCAAGTGGACAGATTGCTGGATTAGAACAACTTCAGTCTCGACTTAGAATTAATATAGGAACTACAAGTATTGCGGGAGCTTTAGCGGGTACCGTTCCTGGAACTATTTTTGGTATAGGACAGATGTTTTCTATAGGTAGCAAAGTTTATACGGTGCAAACGACTGGAACACCTGTAACTATGCTCGCTAATGGCGCTGGGGTTCATACGTATGATACTACTACTGGAGCTTATGTATTTACAGGCGCTCCTCCTTTAACTGCTGTTTATTTTTATCCTGCACAACCTGTTATGGGATTCGCTAATTATATTCCTCAATTAGGAGCTGTTAACATTGCTCCTACTTTTGCATGGGATACTCAATTTGCCTATGCTTATGTACCTACAGGATGGACAAGATTGGGAACTGCCGTATGGACTGGCTCTAATGCTAACTTCTTCTGGGCATGGAATTGGCAAGGTTTAACCCCAGATCTTAACTATCTTTATGTCACTAACTTCAATGCTGGAACAACTTTAGCTAATTCAGATACTATGTACTATTGGGATGGCGCAGCATGGAATGTCTTTAATCCTAGATATGATTCTGTCGTTGCTACTTCTACTATTGTTACATGTAGAATTATTGTTGCTTATAAAAATAGACTTCTATTGCTTAATACAGTAGAAAATACAGGAGCAGGGCCAGGAACTAATGCGAGCTTTGTTAATCGTTGTAGGTATTCATGGTTAGGTAATCCTGCTGACGCTACTGCATTCTATACGACTGCTGGATTTGGTGGATTTGAGGATGCTCCTACGAAAGAATCTATTATTACTGCTCAATTCGTTAAAGATCAGCTCATAGTCTATTTTGAAAATAGTACATGGAAATTGGTTTATACTTATAATGAGTTGCGTCCTTTTGTTTGGGAAAAAATTAATACTGAGCTTGGGGCAGAATCTACATTCTCTCAAGTTCCTTTCGATAAAGTTATATTAGGTATAGGAAATGTCGGTATTCATGCTTGTAATGGATCTAATGTTACGCGTATTGATGATGATATTCCTGCTGCTGTTTTTGAGATTCATAATGAAGACAATGGTGTTGTGCGCGTATGTGGCATTAGGGATTATTATTCTGAGCTTATTTATTGGGCTATTCCTAGTATTGATAGAAATGCCACCTTCCCTTTTAACAACCAGATATTAGTTTACAACTATAAGACTGGATCATGGGCCTATAATGATGATTCTGTTACTGCCTTCGGTTACTATCAGAAATCTGATGGCGAAGGTGAAACTTGGGCATCTTATGAAGATACATGGCAGGAATCAGGAGATGCTTGGAATGCTGCGCCGCTAGGTGCTCAATTTAGATCTATTGTTGCTGGTAACCAAGAAGGCTATACCTTCATAATAGATGCTGATACTTATCGTAATGCTCCATCTCTACAAATAAGTAACATGACTTATTCAGGCGAGACATTAACAATAACATGCGTAAACCATAACCTAGAACCTGGGTTTAACTCTACTGGTGATTATATAATCATAGAAAACGCTCAAGGCGTAACAGGAGTAAACGGTGTTGTGTTTCCAGTTAATGCAGTACTTGGGGCTAATTCTTTCACTGTTATTCTTACTAACTTTGGTGGTACTTATACAGGTGGAGGTACATTAGCTCTTGTATCAAGCTTAAGTATTCAGACGAAGCAATATAACTTCTATGCAGATAAGGGCCTAAACGCCTCTATAAACAAAGTAGATTTCTTATTGGATAAGACTGCTAATGGACAGGTTACTGTTGATTATGCTGTATCCTCATCAGGAGAATCATTGCTTCAGTTCGGAGCATTAAGCGGAACTCTTGTAGGATCTGGAATTCTTGAGACTTCTCCTTATCCTGATTTTCCATTAGAAATGTCACAGACTCGTATATGGCATCCTATTTATCCATTTGCAAATGGTGAGTGTATACAGTTTTTAATTTATCTTACTGATGAACAGATAAGAGATACTGATATTGCATGGTCTGATTTTGAACTTCATGCTTTAGTTGTAAATGCTACTCCTACTTCTAGATTACAATGAGGAAAATATGTTTTTATATATTATTTTATTATTGATTAGTTGTATTGCAGAGCCTTCATCTGCGACAGTAGATAGAACAGCATCACCACTATCTTCTCATTCCTCTTCAGATAGTGATATTATCGTTGAATCAATAACTCAATTGTTTACAGATCCTAATGATAATATTAGAAGATATGCTAGTCAGATTGTTATTGAGGATATTTCTTCTCCTATAAGAACGACAGATTTCTCCACTGAAAGAGTTACTAATTTTTCTTTAGATAATGAACAAGATAGGGATTATGCTCATCGTGTAGCATTACGTGTTTCTGAAATGATTATGGATGATTTAAGGAATAAGGCTGATGAAAGATGGACTAAGAAACGAGTTGCTGTGGCTTCGAGTATTTCTTCAGTCGTCTCAGCTGCTATCGTTCTTGTTATAACATTAACCAAAAAGGAATAACATGTTCAAATATATGGTTCTATTTTCAATTTCTTCAGTAACTTTTGCTTCTGCTCCTGAATCAAATTATAAAAGTCCTACTGAAGCAGAAGAGGCACAATATATTGTTTCTGGGGCTGCTGGCCATCATAACCATTGGGGACATGATTTAAATGAAAGCTCTCATATTAGATGTGATAGTACAAAGTCATTCCCTTGCAGCTTATTACCTTACAGAACTCCTATGCCTACTTTTTCTGCCACTACTCCTCCTGCTAATACTGCTAGCGTGGTTGCTACGATTGTTATTCAGCTACCTAGTTTTGACAGTTTGCCTGACGATCTTAATACTATTGATACGCCGAATAGTGAGCATTCGAATAAATAACTAAATAAAATCCCACAAGTACCGTAAAATACCTGTGGGATAAAGAGTAGTAATTTATGTATCCCATATATCAGTTAGATCTTATCATCAATAATTAATTCTGCAAATACTCGACTACGATATAGGTGATCGTCCATGCGCTATAATCTATTCCTGTCGTTACCACTACATTCGTATCAGTCACATGAAGTTCTATGTTATCTAATAGTGTTAAGCTACTATACGGTAATGGTATGAAACTCGTCTGATCTGGTTTGCTTGCTGCGCCATATATTCTGGTGAATGAATAAGTAGAGGGAATTGTAGTACTTATATTTATGTTGTGTGCTACTGATTTCGTCGTTGCATTAGGTAATGCTCCAAAATTAACCGTCGTTCTAAATACTTGTCGATAGGCATTCCCTTGCATGGTACTGGTATTTCCTGTTGGATTAGGAAAGAATAATTGGCTATTAACGAATTCAGCTGCTGGATAATATCCTGTATCTTTGGTATTGAGTACTAATGCGATGTTGTTTAGATTCTGAGCTAGTCTTACAATAAGCTCTCTAAATTCTTCACTATTAACCTCTGTTTCATAGAACTGCTGCGTGTCTAATATAAACGTTGTGGGTATAAAAGAACCTGCATTTGAGAATTGAGGATTCGCCATGATTTATTTCCTTTTTATTGGGTATTTACTATATCATTAAGAGTATAGTGAATTTTAAATTAATCCGTCTTCGCGTACATGCTACGCCGAGACTAAAGGGAGATTTAATGGCAAACGAAAATGAAAAAGTGATGCTTTCTAAAGAAGATCTTCAGGCAATACTTGATGGAATGCAAGAAGGTGATGAGATGGGCTATATAGGCCCAGATGGTAGAGTTGTTAAGTTAAACAAAGAACGACTTGCGGCTTTACTTGCCGATTTTCCTGAAGGTGGAATGCTACAAGAAGATCCGGCAGACGCTGCTCTATATGAAGAAGGTGGAGAGGAAGCTGTTCAAGCTGCTCAGCCGGCGCAACCAGGACAACCTGCTGGTGATCAAAATGAAGCGCAGAAGTTTTTTGCTAGTCTTGAAGGTGCAGATGTTAAGAAGCTTGATAAAGCTCTTAAGGGTTTAAAAGCTGATGAAGTTAAAAGGATTTATAATTCTCTTCCTGATCAAGCCACTAAGGATCAATTCGCAACAGATCTTGCAAATATGAAATTAGAAGTTCAGAAGGCTAAAGACTTTAAGGGTCCTAGTCCTGCTAAAAAAGCAGTGTTTGATTTTACTCAGAAATATTCTAAATATATACCACATTTGATGGCTGCTCTTACTGTTGGTTTAGCAACTGGCGTTATTCCGCCTGATTTTGGATTAGGAGCAGCTCCTGTAGCTGGTGGTGCTGAAGCTGGTATTCCAGGTGCTGCCGAAGGCGCTGTTGCGAATGGTGCTCATGGTGGAGTCCCTCCTATTCCTGAAGCTCCTGGTATGATTCCTTTTGATGCAGCTGCAGCCGCTGCTGATCCTCAAACATGGATGCAAAAATTTCAACAATTTGCTAAAGATTTTGGTCCTGCTGCTGCATTAGAATGGGTAGCAGGAAAGTTTGGTGGTGGAGAAAATGGTGAAGGTGGAATGCATGAAGCCCTCTTCGGTAAAAAGTTTTCTAACTTCACACCAGAACAACAAGGAATTATCTCTAAGCTAGGTCAATTGGGTATTAAAGGATTAGAAAATAATCAATATAATCCTGAACAAATTGAAGGTGCTGCAAGACGTAATTTCACACAGAAAACTATTCCTTCTATTACAGAACGTTTCTCTGGTAGCGGTGGTTCAAGTGCTCTTGGAAATCAATTAAGAGAAGGTGGTCAGGATCTAGAAGATAGACTTGCTGCCTTAAAATATGAATATGGCCAGAATCAACAAAGGCATTTTACTGGTCTTGCTGGATTAGGAATTACTCCTAAGTTTCCTAATGCTACTATAGAAGCTAAAGATACTCATGGAATATTAGGAGGTTTAAGTAATAAAGCAACTGAACACGCAGGACAAAAATTATATGATTTATTGTATCCCGCTCCAAAGCCTGCAGGAAAATAATAGAAAGGATTTAATATGCCATTTAATTTAGCTCATATTGGTGAAGGTCTATCAAGAGGCTTAGAAAAAGCAGCTCATAATAGACTTGAAGAAAAACTCAGACAAGATGAAATTCAAAAGAATGTAAGACTTTGGAAGTCTATTAAGCTACCTACAGGTGAAAGTCTTCCTGAGGAAACAATTAGAGCCATTTCAGAGCAATCACCCGACTTCCAAAAAGAAGTCTTCAAACAGTTAGGTCTTGGTGGTGCTGGATTTGGTGGAAATCAACAACAAGCTAATCCTATGCAGTCTATGGCTGGATTAGGAGAACCACAACCTCAACAACAACAAGAATCTCCTCAGGCTCAAGTTCCTGGACAATCTATGGCAACACAAGCAGCGCAAAAAGCGTTGCAACAACCGCAGGTTCAGCCTCAACAGACTGCGCAGCCTCAAGGGCAAGTTATGGGTAAGATTTTTAGGATTGGTAAGCCTAGCGGAGAAGAAAATGTTGAAAGAAGGCATCAAGAGAATTTGGCTCAAGAAACTAAATTAACTGGATTTAAAGAAACTGCAAAATATAGAGAAAAAGTAATTGAAGATAAGAAGGTAGCTCGTCAAGAATTACAAGATCTTACGATTATGAAAGAATTGAATAGTGAAGGTCAATTAGATACACCGGGCTATGTAGAGTTGTTACAACGGTCTGGATTAGGTAATATTCCAGCTTTGCTCAGCCCTGATAGCGAACAATTCAATAAAATTGAAAAAGGATTCCTGAAAAATATTGGTAATTATTTTAAAGGTTCTATTTCTACTACTGAAATTGAGAACTTTATGCAAACTATACCATCTCTTTCAAACTCTCCAGAAGGAAGAAAGCGCGTTATCGCTATGCTTGAATTAGGGGCTAGGGCTAAACTTGCTTATTCAGAAACAGCTTCTGAGATTATTAAAGCAAATAAAGGCATTCCGCCGCTAGATCTACAAGAGCAAGTAGAAGATCGAGTAGAAAAGAAAATAGAAAAGCTCGCTGAGAAATTTAGAGAAGATTTAAAAAAACCTGTCCCTAAAGGCCAAAGCAAGCTTATAACTGCTCTTCAAGCTGCAACAGGAAGCGCTATAGGTTTAGCTGCTCCTGTCTTAGGTGGCGCGGCTGTAGGTGCTGGAATAGGAGCTTTTGGTGGTCCAATCGGTGCTGGCGGTGGAGCAGCAATAGGTGCTGGACTAGGAGCTACTAAATCAGGATTTGGAGGGCTATATAGGCTCTTAAAATAGTGAAATAATATATCCAACTAGTATGCATAATAACATTGTTATAGTTATTCGATTGCATGCCGTTATGGTTTGTGACTTGATTTTAGCGAAATCAATACTACACCAATGGCAATGAACTATTTCTTTGATGATTACTTTGGGAGGGTTTGAAGGCTCTCCCATGCTTGATCCGCAATTAGATGCGCACCATGCAGTATCTGAAATTTTGCAATATTCTGTAGCCATATCTTCATGAATTTCTATACCACATACTCTGCATTCATAACCATTGCAACAATTTGAACCAATTACACAAACTTTATTTTCCATAATTTCCCCCTATGGATTACTCATATATAGTATATTATAACACTAAGTTAATATATGTCAAGCGATAAAAAAGCCATAGGTTTTGTTAGGGGGATCTATGGCTTTTCATATCAGAATCTGGAGAAGGTTCTGTTATTATTGTATCAGCTATTCACCATTTTCATACAGCTTCTCTCTGCGTATATATTCAAGCAGAGCTCGCTTTACATAGCGTGTTATTGTGATTCGCTTTTCAACTGCTCTCTTCTTTATTTCCATATGAAATGTTTCGTCTACTTTTATAGTCAATCTCTTTTCCATCCAATGCTCCTTCTCGAAATAATATAACACAATTACACGCTTTTGCCCTTAATCCATTGTTTAGTTTATGGGTTATGTTCTTATGGTAAGGATAGAATTTTTTAACGTCTAAGTTATGGAGAACTTCATGGCTCAATGTGTAACAAAAACCATACCTTCGCTTGGATATGGTGTGACTAATGCACTACAGGATTTGGCTCAAGCACCTATTGCCGCAAAACGTGGACCTACAGTAAATGATGCAGCAGAGAATGGAACCATTTGGGTTGATACTAATTTAAATTCAGCATCTGTTTTTACAGGTACTTCTAGCGGAATCGATTTATGGGATGGTATAGCTAATACCGTTTTATCTGTAAATAGTCTTCCAGCAACAGGTGCTAATTCTGTTGCAGTCCTTTCAGGAACAGGTGTTCCTACGCTTATTCTTCCAGCTGGTTCACTCTATATGCGTGTTGACGGTAGTTCTGGAACAACTCGCGCATACATTTCTGAGGGCGCTGGTGTTTGGACAGATATAAGTACAGCAGCTTAATAATAATTATAATTTAACTTTTTAATTGATGAGGAATTCAATGGCAGGAATAAATAGAACAAAACATTCAGTTGGTTATGGATTAACCAATGCATTACCAAGTTTAGCTCAAGCACCTATTCAAGTTAAACGTGATCCAGCTGTAACTGATTTAGCTACTGCTGGAACACTTTGGGTAAATACTGCTTCTAATAGCGTTGCTGTTTGTACAGGTAGTATTGCAGGTCAAGGTTTATGGGATGGTATTGCTAACTATCCAGTTACTATTAATAGCCTTCCTGCGACAACAGCAAATCAAGTTGTGATCATTTCAGGAACAGGAGCTCCTTCACTTAGCCTTCCTAAAGGATCGTTATATCTCCGCGTTGACGGTAGTTCTACTTCTACTCGTGCATATATTGCTGAGAATGCAACAGGAACATGGACAAACGTGGTTACAGCAGCGTAGTGATTAACTTTTTTAACGACCGAATGGTCAGGAGATTATTATGAGTCTTAATGCCAATCCAATCCGAGGCAAGTTTGATGCTGCTCGCGTAGAGATATATTCAGGTATTACTGCTACATTTGCGCCTATTGGAAATCCATTTGCTAATACCCTTTATATATGGTTCGCACAAAATTTTACAGATCAGAACATTGATTTTTCAGTTAGCTTCACCGGAGTAGACCTATCTTTTACGCTTGCTCCGGGTGGTACTATTTCTTCAGATATGTTCACTAACGGTATTCAGTTATCTATTGGGGAATATGTATGGGTTAGATATTCATCAGCCGCTCCTACATTAGGATTTGTTCAGTTTTCTGCTATTTTACCAGCAACCTAGAAAGGAGATATAACATGTCATTTATTTATAACAGAGGCAACGCCTCTGGTGGCGGATCAGTAGGTACTTTAACAGGTAATGCTGGTGGTATAGTTGGTCCAACAGGTGGTAATATTAACATTGTTGGTGCTGGCGGAGTTACTGTTACAGGTAATCCAGCAACGCATACATTAGTTATAACAGATGCAGGATCTTTAAGGTCTACGACCTATGTGGCTGTGACTCCTTATACGGTATTAACTACTGATGATATCGTTTTGGTTGATACCGCAGGCATAGGATCTGCTTCAACTATGCTTCTTCCTAATTCTGCAATTGATGGTCAAGAATTTACTATTAAAGATTGGAATGGGGATGCAGCTACTTATCCTATAACAGTTACAACAGTTGGAGGGGCCACTCTCATAGATGGTGCTACTTCTTTTCTTCTTAATATGGCTAATGAGTCTATTACAGTTGCTTATAGCACTGCTACAAGTACTTATTCGATCGTTTCTGAAGTAGGTGCAAGCTCAGGTATTACTACTATTGATGGCGATACTGGGTCAATAACTGGAACTACTGTTACGATCAAATCTGGTCTATCAACAAACAATTCTGGTGAGACGATAAAATTTGCTGGCGTTGGAACTGTTCTAACATTGGATGTCACTGATGTTAATTCTAATACAACGATTGGTGCATTGGCTGGTAAATCTGGCATGTCAGGAACAGCTAACTCAGGATTCGGTTCTTTAGCTCTTGCTGCTATTACTTCTGGCTTAGATAACACTGCTATAGGATATGGGTCTCTTTCATCTATTACTGCAGATAGTTTCAATACTGCAGTAGGATTTGATGCAGCTTCTACTATCCTAGGCGGTAATCATAATACAGTTCTAGGAGCTAATGCATTAGTTAATGCAATAGCAGCTTCATATAACACTTCCATAGGTTATAATGCTGGTTCTAGTTATACTGCAGGTGAATCAAGCAACATTTCTATAAACAGTACTGGCGTAGCTGCAGAAAGCCATGTGCTTCGTATTGGAGCAGGAACGGGTGCAGGCGTTCAACAGTTAACATCTGCCTATATATCTGGTATCAAAGGCGTTAACGTTGGTTCTACAGCGAATATAGTCACAAATACAGGACTAACAGATCAGCTTGGTACAGCATTATTGACCGCAGGTGCGGGTATAACTATTACGCCTACTGCTAACGTGATAACTATTGCGGCTGCAGGTTCAACAACGTATGTAGCTACAACTCCCTATACAGTACTTACGACTGATCATACTATATTGGTTGATACGGTAGCGATAGCTGCTGCTTCAACGGTAAACTTGCCCAATAGCCCTACAATCGATGGTGAAACATGGACCGTTAAGGATTGGAGCGGTGGTGCAGCTGCTCATCATATAACAGTAACCACTCCAGGTGGCACTGATACTATTGATGGCGCTACTACTTTCGTTATGGCTACTAACTATGAATCAATAACTGTGGTTTGGAGTTTATCTAAGGGAACTTATTCAATAGTTTCTGAAGTAGATGCTCCTGCTTCTATAACTATTAATGGAGATGTAGGTTCGGCTACTGGAAACGTAATTACTATTACTGGTGGTACATCTGGAGCTGTATTTACAGGAGCAGGATCAACATTAACTGAGAGTTTTAACTACTTATCTCTTCCAGCTACAACTGCCACTCATGGTCAGATATTAATTAATGGAAATCCTGTATTACATAGTTATGGAGCAGCAGATAATATGTTCCTGGGCGCTAACGCTGGAACTTTTGTTGTTACAGGAACTAATAATAATGCTCTTGGTGATGCAGCTTTATCATCTCTTACTTCAGGATCTGCTAATATAGCTATCGGATCTAGCGCTCTTCAAAACACACTTAGTGATAATTTTAACGTTGCTGTTGGAACAAATGCTCTTAAATTGGTTGCAGGTGGTTCAACTAATACAGCTGTAGGTGATTCTGCTGGTGATGTATTATTAACTGGTAGTAATAACACTTTACTTGGTTCAAGTGCTGGTACTAATTATACTGCTGCTGAATCGAGCAATATTTTAATTAACAGTATTGGTGTAGCTGCTGAGAATAATACTCTTCGTATTGGAGCAGGAACTGGTACTGCTAGTAGACAATTAAGCACTGCTTACATCTCGGGAATAAAAGGTGTAAACGTTGGTTCTACAGCAACAGTAGTTACTAATACGGGTGCTACCGATCAATTAGGAACAGCTGTTCTTACTGCTGGCGCTGGTATAACTATCACACCTACTGCTAACGTTATTACTATTGTAGCTTCGGGAATAATGACCATAACTCCAGTTAATCATGCTGCTTCTCCTTATACAGTACTTGCAACTGATCAGTTTCTTTCAGTAGATTCAACTGGTGGCGCTGTAACGATTCGGTTACCGAACGCTCCAACGACTGGTCGTTCTATCATCATTAAAGATAAAACAGGTACAGCAACTGGTGCAAGCGCTATGACATTAACTACGGTTGGTGGAACGGTTACTATCGATACACTAACTTCACAAACATTAAATACCGCATTCCAATCTACGAATGTCATATTCGATGGTGTAGGCTACGAAATATATTAAGTTTATAAATGATGGGTGGTGGATTGCTACCACCCTAACAAATAGGAGATTTTATGGCATTTAAGCAAGATTCTCCGATTCCTCTGGTAAACGGAGGAACCGGTGTTGTAACAATGACTACTGCATATGCTCCGGTATGTGCAGGAACAACTGCAACGAGTCCTCTTCAGGTAGCATCAACCGGATTATCTACTGTAGGTAATGTACTTACGTCTACTGGCGCTAGCAGTTTACCTACTTTCCAGCCTCTTACTGCTGCTGTTATAACATTAGATGGTGATACAGGTTCTGCAACGGGATCTACAATAACTATTGATGCGGGTAATTCTACCCAAGTAAGTGGATCTTCAGTATTATTCACAGCATCAGGATCTACGGTAGCTTTTACCGTAAGTGATTCAAATAGCAATACTGTTATTGGTCAAGGCTCTGGTAATGGTTCTTTAGGTAGTTCTGGTAATACTTCACTTGGCGTTGGAAATTTTGCATCGTTATCTGGCGGTGGCGGTGGTAATACTGCTGTTGGAGATTATGCTTTACATTCTGCTTCTACCACAGAATATTCCACTGCTATCGGATATTATGCTTTACAGAATAGCTTAATAGATCGTTATAATGTTGCTGTGGGATACGAATGCCTATCGACCTTAAGAGGTGGCTTTTGGAATACAGTTGTTGGTAGTCAGGGCGCTAGTTCTTTAGCATCTGGAAGAGAAAATATAATCATTGGGTATAATGCTGGTTCTGCTTATACTGGCGCTGAATCAAATAATACTTTGATAGGTAGCTCTGGTGTCCTTGGTGAAAGTGGCGTGACTCGCATTATTGGTATTAATGGCGTTACTGTTACTGGTTCTCCTGTATTTGTGAGTAGCAGTGATCAACTTGGTACATCTACGAGTGGCATAATTCCAGTAGCAAATGGCGGAACAGGAGATGCAACATTAACTGCGCATGCTGTACTGATTGGTGAGGGCACATCTCCGGTTGCATTTGCAGCTCCAGGAGCTACTGGCATTCCATTAGTTTCAACTGGCGCAACTTCAGATCCAGCATTCGGAACCGCAACCGTTCCTGGTGGTGGTACTGGATTAACAACATTAACAGCTCACAATGTACTTCTTGGTGAAGGAACTTCTGCTGTTGGATTCGCTGCTCCTGCAACTGCAGGTTATCCGTTCATTTCAAATGGTGCAGCCAGCGATCCATCATTTGGGCAATATGTTAATCTCCCATCTACAACCGGTGCTAGCGTTGGTACTATTCAAATTAATGGCACTCCTGTATTTCATAGTGAAGGTGGCTCAACTAACATTTTTGTAGGTGCTTCTGCGGGTAATTTCAGTAGTGCAGCAACGAGCAATACAGCTCTTGGATCTAGTTCATTAACGAGCATAACAACTGGTGGAAATAATGTTGCTGTTGGAGCTGGTGCATTAAATAGCGCACAGGGTGGTGGAGGTAATAGTGCTCTTGGATACAATGCATTAAATAAGGCGGTCGCCGGATTCAATAATACTGCTTCTGGGTATCTATCACTATCTGCTTTAACGAGCGGAACAAATAATAGTGGTTTTGGCGTTCAGACATTAGACGCTTTAACAACTGGATCATATAATGTAGCTATTGGAGATAATGCCGGTAGCAACTATACGACATCAGAATCATCAAATATTACGATTAATAGCCTAGGTGTATTAGCTGAGAACAATACTCTTCGTATCGGTGTATCAACTGGAACTGGAAATCAACAACTTAATCAAGCATTTATTTCTGGGATTAATGGTATTACTGTTACCGGTTCTCCTGTTTTTGTTAGTTCAACCAACCAACTTGGGACAACTACTAGTGGTGTAGTTCCTGTTGCAAATGGTGGGACAGGGGATACAACATTATCGACTCATGCTGTTCTTATTGGTGCAGGAATCTCTTCTGTTGCAGTTGCAACTCCAAGTTCGACTGCAGGCTATCCATTCATCTCAAATGGTTCAAGTAGTGATCCATTGTTTGGAAATTATATAAATCTTCCAGCAACAACTGCTGCTAATATTGGTGCCATTCAGATTGCTGGCACTCCTGCATTCCATGCCGAAGGTGGAGCAACCAATATATTTGTTGGTTCTAGCGCTGGTAATTTCAGTACTGCATCAACTATTAATACAGGTCTTGGATACAATTCATTACATGCCGTAACCACAGGTATAGGAAATGTTGCTCTAGGAGCTCATGCATTAGAGAGCTTAGCAACTGGAGGAAACTATAATACGGTTATAGGATTTAATGCCGGTAGTAACTATACGACATCTGAAGCAGATAATATCTTAATAAATCATAATGGTAACGTAGGTGAATCTGGGGTTATACGTCTTGGTACTTTCAGCTTCCAGACTAAAACATTTATTCAAGGAATTACTGGCGTAACAACTGGACTTAGTGCTGCTGCTGTTCTAGTAGATGCTAATGGCCAACTTGGTACTATTTCATCTTCTATTCGTTATAAACAAAACGTTGAAGACATGGGCGATGCAAGTTCTAATCTCTTGAATTTGAGACCGGTAACTTTTAGTTACATAGCTGATCCTACCAATGCTGTTTGTACTGGGCTTATTGCTGAGGAAGTTGCAAAACTTATGCCAGCATTAATTGTTTATGATAGCGCTGGTGAAATTGAAACTGTTAAATATCATGAACTTCCTGCATTACTTCTCAATGAATTACAAAAAGCTGTTAAACGTATTGAAGCTCTAGAAGCTCAATTATCCAATCAATAGGAGGTTTTATGGCTTTTAAACAAGACTCACCCATACCCGTTATAAACGGTGGTACTGGAGCAGTAACGCTTACTGGTCTATTAACGGGAAATGGTATATCTGCTATTACAGCTAATGCTATAACGCAATATGGTACTCTTGTAGCAGGGGCAGCTAACGCTGTCTCTTCTATTGCTCCTTCTGCTACTTTAGGTGCTCCCTTTATTTCTAATGGTGTTGGAGCTAATCCATCATTTGGAAGTTTTATAAACTTACCCACAAGTGCATCAGCAAGCGTTGGTACAATTCAGATTAATGGATCTCCTGTATTCCATACTTTTGGAACTAATAACGTAGAGGTAGGAAAGCAAGCTGGTAATTTTACCCTTTCTGGAACAGATAATGTTTTTGTTGGTTATAAAGCTGGGTTAGCTGTTACGACAGCAGTAGCTAATGTATTTATAGGATCTCAAGCTGGTACTGCAACGACTACTGGAGGTTCTAACATATTTATTGGTGAAAATGCTGGACTTGCTAACGTTTCAGGTACTACATGCGTATTTATTGGTGGAAATGCAGGTAAAGCTTGTACCGCGGGAAATAATATATTTATCGGTGATACTGCCGGAGGAGATACAGTTGGCGGGACCGATAACATATTTATTGGTTCTTCTTGTGGCGGATCTAATATAAGTGGTAAGCAAAATACCTTTATGGGATATGCTTCAGGGTTCTTTAATACTGTAGATAACAATACTTTTATTGGGTTTGAAGCAGGTGCTCAGAATAGTACCGGTACTCCTAACTGTTTCTTTGGTGGTCAGTCTGGAACGGCTAATACATCTGGAAGCAATAATAGCTTCTTTGGGTATCGATCTGGTAATCAGATATTAACAGGAGGTCATAACGTTCTCATTGGTGCTACCGCAGGAACCAGCTATACAGGCGCAGAATCTAATAATGTTATGATTGCTCATAATGGAGTAGTAGCTGAATCTAATACTCTCCGTATTGGATCAGGAACTGGCTCAGGAACGGAACAATTTACAACAGCATACATCTCTGGTATTCAAGGCGTTAACGTTGGTTCTACAGCAAATGTTGTAACTAATACAGGCACTACTGATCAATTGGGAACCGCTGTTCTTACTGCAGGTTCTGGTGTGACTATTACTCCAGGCGCTAATACTATTACTATTGCTTCCAGCGCTATTGCTACTATTGATGGCGATACAGGATCTGCAACGGGATCTACAGTAACTATTAAGGCTGGCGTTTCTACTCAAAATAGTGGTGCTACTGTTGAATTCGTAGCTTCTGGATCTACTCTAACTTTTGATGTTACCGATGGTAGTTTTAATACTATTATTGGTGCAAACGCGGGAAATAGTTCGTTTAGTTCAAGCCAAAATGTTGGTCTTGGATCTTATGTTTTCAATGTTTTGACATCAGGTGCAGATAATGTAGGAATAGGATCTTTTGCTCTTAGTGCATTATTAGATGGGGATTATAATACAGCAGTAGGTCAGAATGCATTATCAGCATTAGACCATGGACATCGTAATACTGTTGTAGGACAAGGTTCTTTAAATCATGGTACATCGGCAACTGATAATACCGTTATAGGATTTGGTAGCGCAACTGCTATAATTAACGGTAATGCTAACGTTATCGTTGGTTCTAGTATTGGTACCGCTATAATATCTGGATTTAGCAATATTGCTATAGGCTGTAATGGTGTTTTGAATACTAGTACTGCTGATTCTGGGAATATAGGTATTGGCGATAGATCTTTAGGTGATCTTAATGGTGGTAATTATAACGTAGCATTAGGATATAATTCACTTTATGCTCTTTCGACGGGATCAAATGTTATATGTATAGGCCAACAGTCTGGTTCTGCTTATACTGGCGCTGAATCAAATAATATTTTATTGAATGATAAGGGATTATTGGGAGAGTCTAATGCATTACGTATAGGAACAGCAGCAACGAGTCTCTATCCTATTAATCAAGCGTATATTGGTGGCATTAAAGGAATAGCGGTTACCGGAGCAGCTGTTTTAGTTTCTGCTTCTGATCAACTTGGTGTCTTAGTTTCCTCTCGTCGATACAAAGACAATATTCAAGATATGAGCGATATTTCATCTTCTATCTTATCATTACGCCCTGTAACATTTACGTACAATGTGGGCGAAGATACAACATCTATTCAAACAGGTCTTATTGCTGAAGAAGTTCATGAAATTATGCCATCTCTTGTGGTCTATGATAAAGAAGGTCTGCCTCAAACAGTTAAGTATCATGACTTGCCCGCTTTACTTCTTAATGAATTACAGAAAGCAGTTAAGACTATTGAATTATTAACAAAACGTATTGAAGTATTGGAAGGGAAATAATATGGCAATACAAGGTCGTTATTCATTGGCTTATCAAGGTGTTAATGCTCCTACGCCTCCTAACTTTATATTTGAGACTCGGGCCCCGACAACCAGTGATTATATAGGATATGATATTGGTACTATATGGCTTAATCAGATCACAACTCCTGGCGCTACGCCAGTATACAGTACTTCATTGGCTTACATGCTTGTCGCTACAGCCAGAAATTATGGTACGTGGATTCCACTCGGTGGTGGTGGAGGAGGAGCTACTCCTGTTATTAATACTGTTACCTTTAATACTCCAGGGACCTTCTCTTATATTCCAAGCTTAGGGATAAGTCAGGTATCCGTTGAGCTTTTAGGTGGTGGATGCGGTGGTGATGGATTTTTAAAAAGTATTTCAGGATCTGCTGGAGGATATTGTAAACGATTATTTAGTGCTGCTCAGATAGGAGCTAGTCAAACAGTAACTATTGGAGCTGGAAGTATAGGTGGTACATCTAGTGTTTCTGCTATTGCTGGAGGTACTTCTACTTTTGGTGCCTTTATGACGGCTAATGGTGGACAAATTGGTTCTATAGCGGCTCCTATTACCTTTGTAGGATTAGGTGGAACGGCTACTGGTGGTGATCTGAATGTTCAAGGTCAAGCAGGGAATATGGCATTTAATACCGTAGGCGATGCATTTCAGTGGTATGTATGGTCTGGGGGAGCTAATACTATATATGGATCTGGCGGAGCAACCGAATATGCTGGAGGTACAAATAATAACTTAACAAAAAATGATGCAACAGGATATGGTTCGGGAGGTAGTTCATCTTTCCAATATTCAGTTTCTCCATCATATCCTTGTGGAAATGGCGCTCCTGGCTTATGTCTAATAACTGAATTCTTTTAATGGCCCAATTTTTAAGGGAACAAAAATGGTATTACCAAACTTTCAAAGTCCAGTTCTAAAAATAGTTATTGTTGTAGTCTGTGTTATTGCACTAGCTGGCATGAAATATGGCCTAGGTTGGGGCAATGATTGCGTAGCTGAAAAGATTGTAGAAGAAGTGATTGAGGAAGAGATCGGCACTCAGGTTGCATTGCCTGATCTACCTACTTCTTCCGTCTCCGCTAAATAGCTACGCCGAGAGTAAACAAAGATATACCCCCCAGAAAGATTAAGGCTCTCTAGGGGGTATATAAAGAAAAGGACCATGTCTTCGCCTGGGGCTTCGTCAGGTTCCACTATGAATTTTATTTAGTCTTTTTTGTATTCTACAAACAACCAATTAGGTTCTTCTTCATTATGACTGTATTGTTTGTATACTTCAAATTCGTTAGGTTTATTGACTTGAGCGACATAGCATTCGGTGCCATAAGGTGCAGTATCTAGTTTGCTTGGTGATCCGTATCTAAATATCTTTTGTGCTTCATCCACTTAATACTCCTAATCTTTTTTAGTTTCTACTGCAATTAATGAGTGAACCCATTTTATCACGTCAGAGAAATCTTTTCTTTTTATTTCGCTAAAGTTCTCTATTTTCAATCTCTTAAGTACTCTAAATGCGCTATCCGGATATCCTTTGAGAGTGTTTCTTATGTCCTGTAATTGATAAGAATCTATCGTAGGTTCAACGTTTGCTGCTTCTTGAGTCTGATTATATGATCCATTACGAACCACTGCTCCTTCGCCATCGTCGTCGTTTTCTCCTACAACAACGCCAACGAGGCTGGTATAGCACATACGTTTCAAGTAGGTATTGTAGCTTGAAAGAGATTGGATGTCATTTTTTACTGGTTTGTATTCTGCTACTGATTTAATCCATTGTCCAGATGCATGCATAAGTATGGTTATTAAGCATGAGGATCCATTTTCGCCAACGATACTAGGAGATTGAACGACTGATAAGCCGTATTTAGAAAGAGCCGGTCTAGAGGCTTCTACGACCGATTCAAGATCAGCATAGTTACTTTTAAAGAATGGGTTCTTTTGATTTTTCCCAGCGGTATCGAATTCGCCTTGAGCTTTAGCGAGAGCAGTTGCTAATTGATCTATTTGATCTGACATCAGTTGTTGTGACATATTAATCCTCTTTAGATAATTTATTTAGCCATAAGTGTAAAACAATGGCGCACAAGGCGCCAGCTAATATTCTATATAGGTTCATTTGCTTACGTATTCTTTTAAGCATTCAGCTGAGCAGAAGCCACAGCTATCATCAGGTATGATGCCTGAACAATTGAGACAATGAAATGTGAAATCTTCCATGTTATTCCCTTAATGAATAGTAGGATATTTATATATACTTATATTATAACATATAGTAGCATATTGTCAATATGTATAAGTATGATATACTGTAACTATGTAATACAATAACCATGGAGTAATTATGTTAGCCCAAATGAGTATAGAACTTGAGAGTTTAAGAATGAGACTGAATCAAGTTAGAATTAAAGCTTGTATGCAAGGCATAGATCATACGTCTAGTCTATTAAAGCTAGCTAAAGAAATTGGGATAGGTTTAAGTTGTTTATGTGCATTCGTAAATAACAAATATCATCCGAGAGTAAAATCGTATGGTTTAATCTTGAGATATGTCTTAAAAATGGAGAAAGAATTAGGAATTGTATAGATAGGACTAGACGGCTAATTGAGAAGTTGCTACCATAGTCTCAATTACTTAATTTTAATATAAAAATTAAAACATATAGCCGACACATTAAGTAATAAATTGAATTAAAAAGCAAAAGCCCTAGACGAATCTAGAGCTTTCACAAATTTTTAATCCCGCAATAATACAGTCGCAACTGAGAAACTTCTGATTATCGCTTACCCCTAAGGGTCACATGTATATGAATAACTACAAACCATACATACAGACATGAATAACTATATAGTAAGAAAAAGCTTATGGCAAGCCTTTTTTCAAGATAAATCTCAATTCGCTGTCCTAGTCGTCAATTTCCTACTGAAATTAAATTCAAAATATGACAAAATATTCCCTTCACAGGCTAATATAGCTATGTGGATTGGATGTTCTCGTAAAACAGTTAATTTAATTCTTAAAGAATTGAATGAGCAGGGATGGATTAAGAAGATCCAACGTAAAACTAGACAGACTTGTATCTACATTATTTCCCCTAAATTTAATGCTCTTGCAGATTTTCCAGAGGCTCGTAAGAAGTTACCAGGGTTAGTTAACTATTGGTATAAATTAACTTTAGGGTACTTCATGCATGGTCCTGGAAAACAGGTCCTAGAGCCAAATGTTACACCATGCTTAGAAGAGAACAGTTTTATAACTAGTACTAGTGTATCTGAGAGTAAAGAATCTTATAGCTTGGGTGGGATTTTAAATAATATGTTTGAAAAACCTAACAAAAAAGAAGAGGTAAGGATGGAAAAAGTTTCAAGTTTAAAGATCCCTGCTGTTTTAAGAGAAATAAATGACAAGATTGGATTGACATTGTGGGGACAAATTAGGTTAATTATATATGCAGAAGAAGCTCTGCGAGCTACTTTAGATAAATTCAAGCCATGTATTTTACCTGAAGATAGCTTTTTATGGTTTGAGACCTATTGCCATGGAGTCAGCATTAAAAATAATCTTCCGATCAATTTAGAGTTATATGACACGATGAAAAAGCGTTATAATATGCCCGATAACGCTAAGTGGGTTCGTGTTCAAAAATCATATCAAAAAGACGATACATTCTACCCAGAAAATGCTAGTATAAACCCATCTAATCGCACTAATTCCATCATCGGTAAATATAAAGAACCGGACTCATTTTGGGGACAATTTATCCCTGAAGATAAAAGAAAGTAACAACTATGATTAAATATATCCCTGACACTGAATCATTATCTATTGATATTACTCCAGAGAAATTATTCAAGATGGGCGCTAATATGAGCGCTTTCACAATGGATGAATGGATACAATGGACTCATAAAATGGCTGAAGCTGTAGAATATCCTGAAATATCACATGCTTTGATTTCATTGTTGTCTATTGATGCTCTTTGTTTTTTGCCTCCTAAAGATCTTAAAAATGTATTATTGCAACTACAAAGAGATATGCATAAAAAAACTGAACATCTCATTGAAGTAAATCAAAGAATGCGAGATCAACCATTTAAGTGAGGAAGATTGTAATGAGCAAGGTTTATATAATCAAGGGTGATCCTACTCCATTGATGAGAGCAAGGATCTCTGGTAAAAGGATGTACGATCCTCAGAAGAACTTAAAACTAATAGCAAGTATCGATATAGTCTCTCAACATGATGACGCACCACTCATAGAAGGGCCCTTACATCTTGATATCACATTCTTTATGGAGCCAGCTAAGTCTATATCACTTAAGAGAAGAAACGCTCTCTACGGTCAAACTCATATCTTTAAGCCCGATCTCGATAATTTAATTAAATTCGCCAGGCGATGTTTGTAATGGAATCTTATTTTATGATGATTGCACTATTGCCAAAATAACCGCAAGAAAAGTATATGACGCTAACCCTAGGACGGAGTTCACATTAACATGTCTGAAATAGATGAAATAGAAGCAGAGAGAACTCTCTGGATATTAGAGAATGAAATAAACTACTGGGGAGAAGTAGATTATGGTAAATGCCAAACAATAGAGATTCCTCTATTTATGTTAGGCGATCTATTAAATCAATCCCCAGAAGAAGTTAAAGAACAATTAAGGAAGTGGTACGAATATGGTCAAAAAACCGATGCCCAAAGAGAAGCTGACAAAATCGCTGACTAAAAAGGTTAAATCTAACATAAAGTCTCTAAACGATACAACGATAGCAAGGGATCGCGAAGAAAGCGCTGCTCCTTGGTTTGATGAATATCAAGACTGTTTTGATTTTAAGTTTAAACCAATTACTCAGAAGTTTATAGAACGTCTATGCCAAGAACTTATAGTATGGGCAAGGACCGATAACGATGCTTTTAGAATTGAAGACTTCTATTACGATAGAGGGATATGTGAGTCAACTTACTATAGATGGGTTGCTAAGCATCAAGATCTAAAGACTGCGCATGAAGTAGCTATGAATTCATTAGCTTCACGAAGAGAGAAAGGTGCTCTTAAGAGAGAGCTATCCGAGAAGATGGTATTACAATCTCTACCTAGATATGACAAGAGAGCTAAAGAAGATGCCAAATTCCATGCTCAGCTTAAAGTAGAAGCTTTGACCGACGTTGAAGGTAGACAAGTAATAGTATTACCAAGAATAGTTGATGAAAGATTGGAGAAAGAATGAGCAAATGGTACGTAGTAAAGAAGCGCAAGCCTAGGACTGAAAAGCATGTCTTATGTTTTAGTGATGACTCAAGAGAGATATGGATTGGCTACTATACACCAAGAGAGCATAGACAGAAGATAGCCTGGATAGATAAAAATGATTATATAGACGGCTATGACAATAATGCTGGCTGGCATGAAGTTGAATCAAGCGGAATATGTAGAGATAATGTAACCCACTGGCAATGTTTGCCTAGACCCCCAAAGGAATAACAATGTACGTATTGCCCATGTTAATGATGGTTGTTTTTGTGCCTTCATTATGCACCGATAGAAGATGTCATATTAAACCAGAGCATGTTGAACGAGTATTGATTAAGGCAGAAGCTCATGGAGATCATGTATACATTAATGATCAACCCTATGTATGCGCCTGTGGCCAACCTGGTGAGTCTGTTCATGTCTATATAGATGAAGTCTTAATCTGTTGTAAAGAGCATAGACCAACGATTAAATAATACGTTTACATTAAACTGTATAGCTGTATGATAATAGGAAGAGAAGGAATCAATATGGAAGACAAGATTTGCTTTGTGAAGGTAACGATGGAAATGCCATCTGAGCGACACAAAAAACTCAAATCTATTTGTGCTCTAACGGGCAAGACTGTAAAAGAAGTTGTGAACGATTTGGTACAGGTATTTATCACCGCTGTGGAGAAAGACGATGAATAATAGATTGTTTTCAGTTTCAGCTTTAGTTTTAGTTCTTCTGCCTATATTAACGTATTCTCGTGTTCCTACAGTGAAAGGAATGAAAACCTTTCGAATTCAGTATGAATTTGGCGTTAAAGACGGAATTATCTATCTTGGGGATCCTACGGTATCTATAGATGGAAAGCAGATTGAATGTCATTGTGGTCGTCGTGCGACTAATATGGCTATTGTTAACAATGAAGTTGTAGGTCTATGCTTAAAACATGAGAGCTGTTATGAGAATCATAGCTGTATTCAATGTGGATCTTTAGCTGGTTCTCCTAATGAATCTGATCTTAAGATCGAGACGCTTGGAGATAAGGTTAAGGCTGCTAAGTCTGAAGAAGAGAGAAAGAAAGCACTTAAGGAATTTGATGAGCAGACAGTTAAAGATGGCAAGAAGGTAGATGAGTTCTTCAAGAAGATTGAGAAAACTAAATAGTAGTTCATCGTTATGCTATTTATCAACTAACCAACGATAAAGACCTAATGGTCAGAAGGAATCTCATGTTCAAAAAAATGTTACTATTATTGCTTCTTGCTCCGGTAAGTATGGCAATTGCATCTGCGTCAGACACCTATACAGCTGAACAGATTTATGAAGCTGGTTGTGTTCACAATCTATCACCAGCTCCATCACGTCCGTCTACGCCTCCAGCGCCAGCAGACGATAAGAAGTAATTAGATTTCTGCGATAGCTCATACCCCTAGTATGAGAGTTATCACAGAATGGGCGTGTCTTAATTGATGCGCCCATTTTAACGCTGTTATTTACTTTTCTGTAATTCTATTGATACTATCTATGACACGATTCCGTGCTAATTATCAATAAGGAGAACGATGAAAAGCGAAACCCAATTAATTGATTACAGAGAGCCATTAAAACATGTTTTATGTTCGGCTCTTGTCTATATTCAAGCTCTAAGTATGGAGATGAAGAAGCTTGATCTCAAAGAGGAGCAAGAAGATAACGATCCAGAAAAGTTACGCACAGCTACCATTCTTCACAATATGATGGTTACAGTGAATGATATCATTCATCCAGCTCATGATTTTCTTTATGAACTGTTCCCTGGCGATGAAAAACTCTATGACGAGTTGGTTAAGTACTTCAATGAGAATGAACAGCAAGGCGTGACATTCAAAGGATGTTTATGCAAAGTATGTGCTCTCATTCCAGCTAAAGAAGATAGCAAAGCTGATAAAGAAACTCAGACTGATAGTGTAACTTCAGATAATCTACAATAGTACTTTAATGAATCTAACCATAGAGACGCAGATAAAGCTTGATCGCTTTAAAGCTAGGTCATATCAGTACAATCTTTGTAAAGCTTTTGAAGAAGCTAAGATTAAGAAGTTCCTCGTAATCTGGCCAAGGCGTTCCGGAAAGGATATTTGTGCGTTGAATTTAATGGTTCGCGCAGCTCTTAGAAGAGTAGGTACTTATTACTACTGCTTTCCCACTTTTAGCTCTGGTCGCAGGATCTTGTGGGATGCTATAGATATTTCTGGTAATCGTGTACTCAATTATTATATTCCTGATGAGATTGTAGAATCGAGAAATGAACAACAGATGAGAGTTCGTTTAACCAATGGCTCTCAGATACAGATTTTAGGGTCTGATAATGCAGATACTGCTTTGGTGGGTACAAATGCTTTAGGCATCATTTTTAGTGAGTATGCACTCTCAGATTCTAGATCTTATTCATATGCTATACCTATTCTTAAGGCATCTAATGGCTGGGCGCTATTCGTTACTACGCCTCGTGGAAAGAACGCCTTGTGGGAACTTTATCAAGTTGCTAAAGAAAGCCCTGATTGGTTTTGTGAAAGACTTAGCATTGATGATACTTGTCATATTGATATTGATGAGATAGAGAAAGATATTGCTGAAGGTCAGATGTCTAGAGATCTAGCTGAGCAAGAATACTGGTGTTCATTTGAACTTGGTGTTGAAGGATCCTTCTATGCTAAATACATAGATGATCTTCGTCGTAAGGGTCAGATCACTAATGTTTTATGGGAACCATACTTCCCGGTTCATACAGCGTGGGATCTTGGTTATAATGATCCGACTACTATCATATTTTTTCAGGTTATTGGTCAAGTTATAGCAGTTATAGATTGCTATGAGAATAATAAGAAGGGATTAGAGCATTATGCAAAAGTCGTTAAAGAAAAAGAATATTCTTATGGTAAGCATATTGCTCCATTTGATATTGCTGTCCATGATCTTGGTACTGGTATAAGTCGTTGGAAGATGATGCATGATCTCGGCATAACCTTCATGCGTTATAGTGACAAGCATCCTAGTGTTGATGATGGAATAGAATCAGTGCGTCGAACGCTACCTAAGATGTGGTTTGATGAGAAGGCTTGCGCCTCTCTTATTAAAGCCATTGAGAACTATCGACAAGAGTATGATCATAAGAAGAAGGTGTATAAACTTAATCCACTGCATGATTGGTCATCTCATTGGTGCTTTACTTCTAATACTAAAATCCTGACATCTAAAGGAAGTGTTAATATAAGCGAAATTAACATTAATGATTTAGTAAAGACTCCTTTTGGATTAAGAAAGGTGCTTAAAGTTCATAAAAGGCTAGTAAGTGAACTTGTTAAAGTATCCGTAGGAAATTCAGAACTTATTTGTACCCCTCAGCATAAAATATTCACTCAAAGAGGACTCGTAGAATCCGATGCTTTGAGATATACTGATGTTATGGAGCATTATAATAAAGTGAAGGAATTTTTATGGAAAGTCATATATACAATGGAGTTAGATTCGAAAGGCTTCAAAAAGACTTTTTTATCTCTGACGATGAATCCCAAGTTGTCTTTAATGGAGTTATTTATATTTGGGAGGAAGAAAGATACTACGCACGAAAAACTTCCTGGGGAAGAGCATACCGGCTTCACAGGGATGTTTGGGAATTTTATAATGGTCTCATTCCAAAAGGCTATCAAATACATCACATCGATCACAATCGTAAAAACAATTCTATCGAAAATTTGCAACTTATTAGTCGAAGTGATCATATGGCGCTTCACTCCAATAATCCAAATAGTTGGCCACACTCCAATTCGTGCAAAGAATTGCTTCAGAGAATCAGACCGCAAGCAAGTGTTTGGCATAGAAGCGACGAAGGAAGAGAATGGCATAGAGGGCATGCGAAAAACTCATTGCCATGGCTTAGAGGAATCACTTATCCAAAAAATTGTGAAATTTGTGAAAAAGATTATATCGGCAATAAGTTTAATCAGCGTTTCTGTTCTAACGCTTGTAAAACTCGCTACAGAGTCAAGTCTAAACTTGATTTTGTGGATCGTTCTTGTTGTATTTGTTCGGCTATATTCTCTTGTGGAAAATACAATTCTAAAAAGACATGTGGTAAAGAATGTAAGTCGACTTTACTTAGAAAACCCAGAATACGTTTATGATTTAACGATAGAGCATGACAATTGCTATTACGCAAATGGATACTTGGTGTCAAATTCTGACACCATGAGATATCTCTGTTATAGCTTGCCTAAGCTTGCTGCTCATTCAAGTCCAGAAGAGCTCGAGAAGCGTTATAATGAGGCTGCGTATGGTAATCATAATCATAATCTACCATCAGTATTCCGTGATGACCTACCTATTTATTAGTTAATTAAAGAACAGCGAATGCTGGAAGGAATCAAATGATACAGAAGCAATATGATAATTTAAGAGATCAGACTATAAAGATTACTGCTTCGCTGCTTAATTTGCTTGAAGATCTAGATAAGGTGATGGATTGTGAAGCTAAAGACTTTACGGTGAGATACAAAAACAAAGTTTACGATCTTCATAAGCCTGTAGATATGGAAGAATCTATAGAGCAGAAGCTATTAAGAAGACAATTAGCTATCGCATTGACTGAGCGTTGTATTAAAATCTTCTTCAAGCAGCTTAAGCCTAAGAGAGAGAATTTAGATTTTAGTAGAACGTGGGAAGATATACTTTGTTTTGCAATGGGTGAAGATCCATTAGATCACCAGTTTGAGAAGTTTGAAGAAGAGAGTGTGTATGAAGTTAATGATAGCGTGTCTGATGTTCGTAGTATTCCACTTAACTTTGATAGTTATTCAATTAAAAATGACCTAGGATTCCTCGATGTTGAACAAAGCAAAAGCCTGGATACATTCTAAGCGATTGATGAATAATGATATTACTGTTTCTTTTATTCCAACTGTACAAGAGGATACGCGATCGATTGAAGCGGTAAAGCGTGTTCGGAAGATGTTTGACCAATGTGAATCTGGTATTAATGCTATGGCGCTTAAAAGACATCAATGCAAAGATCCTGATTTATGTACTAAAAAGATCTGTTTTAAGAGTGTACCTGATAAGATTGTTAATGTGACAACTGAGTCTCTAAAGTCTAAAGAAGTTAGAGAAAAAGAATTGTCTGATAGGATAAAACTTAAACAATCTTAATTAGGAGTTTATCAATGTTATTTCCCCAGCTTGGACCCCAATACTACGACGAAAAGGATAAAGGCATCCTGATGCGCATGGAAGCCATGTATGCCGAATCAATCACTATTAATCAAACATACTGGCAAGAGGCTGATACTGATCACCGATTCTATGTAGGAGATCAAACTCTTTGGTCAGACCTTTATGGTAATCTTCCTGCTAATCGCAGACGTCAATTTAGTTTCAATCGCATCCGACCTATCATCAATATGATCTCTGGTCGCCAAAGACAGGTACGTAAGTCTACGATTGTTGTTCCTGTAGAGAACGGAGATGCAGAAACAGCAGATCAATTCTCTAAGATCATGATCTGGCTTAACAACAAAGAAAACATTTTAGAGACTATCTCTGAAGCATTTAATGGTGCTTTGGTTGGTGGAATGAATCTACTTCAAGTATGGATGGACTATAGAAATGATCCAGTTTCAGGTGACATTAGGGTTGATAACTGTAGTTATAACTCATTTCTTATAGATCCGTTCTTTAAAAAGGCTGATTTATCTGATTGTAACTCTATATGGAAACGATCATTCTTAACTAAGCGTGAATGCTTGTCGCTCTTACCTGATAGAACTGAAGAAATACTTGGGTTAGTAGGTAATGATAGTGGTACAGGAAGAGATGGTAAGTTTCAGTTTATGGCTGAGTCTTATAATTACGGTCATAAGAACTTACTTACATATGATGAGTTTTACTATCGCGATTATAGAACACAGAAAATGCTTGTTGATACAGAGACAGGTGAAGTACAAGAATGGAAAGTAGATGATAAAGAAGGTTTAGAGCAGTTTCTCGAACAATATCCACAGATTACGGTAATACAGCAAGAGATTCCTACGGTTAGAATGGCTATAGTTGTGCAAGGAAAGGTAATGTACCATGGGCCACAACCAATGGGTATTGATAATTATCCTTTTGTTCCTGTATGGGCTTACTATAATCCTGAACTCCCTTATTACAACTGGCGTGTGCAAGGTGTGGTACGTGGACTACGGGATGCTCAGTATCTCTATAACCGTCGTAAGATTATTGAACTGGATATCTTAGAGTCTCAAATTACTTCTGGTTGGATCTATAAAGAAGATGCCTTAATTAATCCGAAGGATGTATTCCTTTCTGGTCAAGGTCGTGGTCTCGCTCTTAAGGCTGAAGCTCAAATGTCTGACGTTCAGCAAATACAAACTCCAAACATTCCTAATGCAGTCATACAGCTTTCTGAAATCATGGGTAAAGAATTGACGCAAATATCTGGCGTTAATGAAGAGCTTCTTGGTGCAGCAGTAGATGATAAGGCTGGTATACTTTCGATGCTTAGACAAAGTGCTGGATTGACTACGCTTCAAGGTTTATTTGATCAGCTTGACAGATCTCAACAATTGCTTGGTAAGTTGTTTATAGATCTAATTCAGGCTAACTTCATGCCTGGTAAGATTAAACGTATTTTAAGTGGTGAAGAACCATCACAGCAATTTTATAATAAGGCTTTCGGTCGTTATGATGCGGTTGTGGAAGATGGATTAAACACTGCTACTCAGCGTCAAATGCAATTTGCTCAGATGTTACAGTTGCATGAAGCTGGTGTTCCTATTACGACTGAAGACTTGCTTGAAGCAGCAACGATACAGAACAAAAAAGTCATCATTGAGAATGCTAAGAAGAAGCAAGAGCAAGCTATGCAAGCACAGCAAATGCAGATGCAAAGTGCTCTACAAGAACAACAAGCTAAAGTTGACCTTGCTCATTCTAGAGCAGAAGCAGATAGAGGTCTTGCTGTTGAGCGTATATCTCGCGTTCAAGAGAATAGAGCCTTGGCTATTAGACAAGTTCATGAAGCTAATGCTCAAGATGAATTAGCATTCTTGAATAAAGTGAAGGCTATGAAGGAACTTGAAGAGATGGATATTCATCACATTGAAAAGCTGCTTGCTATTTCTAATGCGTTGAAAGAAACTGAATCTAAGGTTGCTGAAGCTGGTCTGAAAAATGTTTCACAAACGCCCGTGGGCGCTGAAGGACAGAATCTAGTACAAAACCAAGGACAGCAGCAAGAGGCTGCGCCTGAACAATCAAGTGCGATGAGTGCTATGGCTGGTTTAGGTGCGCAAGGATAGAAGATATATAATCTTTACCCGTAATAGGGTAGTTTCTAGGAGCCAAAATGGCAAAAATGAGCATGAAAAAAAAGTTCTATGGCAGACAAGCTAAGGCTTTTGACAATGGTAATTACGAAGGCTTAAACCAAGCGCGTGATATGGAACGTTCAGACTTTGATATGATCAATGAAGATAAAAAAGCTATTGCTAATCTTCCACAAGAAGTAATGTATAAAATGTGGCCTAAGGCTAACCATTATCATGATTACGGACTTGATGATACTATCCGTGGTATCGATGAGCAAATGGATAAAGACAACAGAAAAATGGAAAGCCATTTACAGCCAGAAAAATACTAAGTCGATGCCTACAATGTTTCGTCCAGATCGTCTTCCTAAGAAGATTGCTTTTAATATATTAGGAACTCCTTCTAATATTGCTGAGAAGCGAACTGAGATTGAGAAGAAGATTGATAAAAAGATCATGTATGACAATACTCAAAGGGTTAGATAATGGCTAAACATAAAGCAAAGAAAAAAGTAGATAAAGTTAAAAAAGTTATGCATGAGTTTAAAGAAGGTGAACTTCACTCAGGATCTAAAAAAGGTCCTGTTGTGAGTAATCCTAAACAAGCGATTGCTATAGCTATTTCTGAAAAGAAAAAAGCTTCTATGAAGAAGCCTTCTAAGAAATCTAAAAAATAAATAACGTGATTTGATTCCTTCTATCTTGTTAAAGCCCTCAGTTCGTGCTGGGGGCTTTTTTTTAGAGTAGATCGACAAATCTATTCAAAGTTATTACAATACGTTCATGTTAAATCATATTTGAGGAGAGCTATATGAAATTATCTTTTTGTCTTTTATTTTCTGTTTTCTATATCAATCCCTCTGCTTCCCATAAAATAGTACGCAAGTATCCTGGTGGTCCCTTAGAGACTATTATTTGTGTTACTGCAGGGAATGAATGTCTTAAAAAGAAGAAGCATAAGAAAGAACTATTTTCTTATGTAGATATAACTCATAAAGAAGAAGAAGATATGGGTATAGTTGACAGAGTTAAACTTAGACGAGCTCAACGAATAGATATAACCGATGCGCTAGCAGATTATAGAAATGAGGAGGGTTCATGTCAAAAAGAACTCTAGGCCATTCAACTGTCGGAAGTATCGCTTCAGAACTACAATTAAAGACTCCAGATAGTAATGATCCCCGAGAAATACAACGTGCAACTGAGCGTGAATATCTTGATAATTTAGAATGGTGCGTTAAACATGCTCTAAAGAAGGTAGACTGTTATTCTATTAAAGGTCATGATGAATGCAAGAAGAGAGATGCTTTGGTTGGTGATTTCTTTGTCGTATCTTTAATTAAGAAGGAAAAGTTATTACAGAATGTTATTAGGAATTACTTTGTTCCCACTAAAGATTGTCCTACTCCTGCTTATGATCAGACTTTATTCAAATACAACCACCAGAAAGAGCAGCTAGAATTCATTTGGGTTGTACCTGATAAAGAGACCTGTTTAACGTTTCAAGAGAACAAAGATTTGATTGTGCCAGCAGAACGTGGTCTATTACAGATGGTTTTAGACTTTTATGATGGTACTTTGTTGAGAAAATGTAAGAAATTTAATAAAGAGTCTAAGTATGCGGGTGCACTCTTAGAGAAAATGATATAGGAGACTAGTTTATGGATATGACCTACTCAGAAGGCAAAGACGTTAGAAGAAAAAAGATTGAAATGCCGCCTCTTGAAGAGATAAATCAAGTAACTCAATCTCTTGCCAATGATTCTGCTCCTAATATACAGCGTAAAGAAGAGACTGTTTTTAACAATGTTCCTGATGAACTTCCTGAAGATGTTGTAGATGCTATGTCAGTGGATGATAGTAAGCCACAAGTTGAAGATATTGAAGAAGTTGAAGAGAAAGTTCAACCAATTAAACAAACTAAGAATAAAGAAGATAGCTTTGCAGAACTTCGTAAAGCTCGTGAAGCCGCAGAGCGCAGAGCAGAGAAATTAGAGCGTCAACAAGAACTTTTAATGGAACAGCTCATGCAGCAAAAGCCCAAAGCTGCAAAACAAGATCCTGAATATGATTTATCTGCTGATGATGATATATCTACCATTAAAGATGTTCGTCATTTACAGAAACAGATCAAAGATATGAGAGAAGAAGCTCGTATTAGAGCTAAATATCCTGATTTAGATCAGGTTGTTACTGATGAAAACATCTATTTATTGCGTACAAAAGAGCCTGAAATAGCACAATCGTTAAATATGGCCCCAGATAGCTGGGATAAACTTGCGGCGGTATATACTATGATTAAGAAAATTGGAATCCATAAAACTCACAACTATGATAGTCAAAAGATCCAAGCAGCTACTAATGCTGCTAAGCCTAAACCATTAGCATCTATAGCTCCACAAACTGCAGATACGCCATTATCTAGAGCTAATGCATTTGCTAATGATCGTAAAGTAAGCAAAGAGACAGCTGCTAATACATGGCGTGAAATGCAAGCAGCTATGAAACAAGCTTAGGGGATTACCATGTTACTACATGATAGACAAATAGCTTTCACTAAAAATGTTGGCTTATTGATAGCATTTATTTACAGCAAGAATTGTTCTGCTACTTTTGGTGATGCTTTTCGTTCTCCTGAGCAAGCTGCGCTTAATGCAGCAGCTGGAAAAGGGATTGCAAAGAGTCTTCATTGTGAAAGACTTGCAATTGATTTGAATTTGTTCGATGATGCAGGAATCTATGTAACCGATAAAGCGAGTTACGAACCGTTTGGCATTTACTGGGAAAGTTTATCTCCTCATAATGTATGGGGCGGAAGATTTGTTCACCTTGTAGATTCGAACCATTTTGAGATGAGCCCAAATTAATTAGGTCTTCATTACTACTCTCCTTTTTTCTTGGTGGTATGTCCTCCACGGTTGTACCACCAAGAAAATGTCCCCTTCTGCTTTTTATTGCATTTATTTTAAGTATTTAGAAGCTCTTGCTTTTTTAACTTGTTCTTTTTATTTGATCTATTGTTGCAGTTCTCTTTATGAGTAACCCATTGGCAATTATTGGGTTCATAATTTCCATCATTATTTATTCTATCTATGGTCATACCTTCTGGTCGTTCACCCATATCTTCTATAAAATATTCAAAGTTTAACCATCGATCACAAATAGTTATACCTCTTCCTCCATATCTGTAATAAAACTTTACATTAGGATTTATGCATCTTTGTACCATTGATGACCAAGTTTTATAAATAGGATCTTTATGTCTGCCATGGATAGTATTGTTCTTAGCGTTTTCTCTATTGTGACATGTCATGCATTGATTTGATTTTTTGGCTCTTAATTCGGCAGCTAAATGAATGCCTATGTATCCACAATCACATTGAGCTTCAAATTGCTGAAGCTTTCTATGCATTCCTATATATTTAATAATAGTCCACTTGCCGTATTTTTTCCCTATCTCTCTTGATGGATTATATAGTTCTGCATACATACATTCAGCACATTGCTTTCCTCTTGCTGCCCTTAATTCTGTTCCCGCTTTAATGCCTATATTTCCACATTCACAGATACATTCATAATACTTTCCAGGCTTTTCAGTCTTTATAAGTTTTATTACCGTCCATTTTGAAAATATCTTGCCTTCCATATGATTCCTTAGTTATAGTTAATTCAGACGTATCTAGGCTTCGTCTACCTAAACCCCCGACGTATCTAGGCTTCGTCTACCTAAACCCCCGACGTAACAATATCTCGTCAATATTAAGCATAACAGATAGTGCATAATATGATACATAAAAAACATCATAAATTGCAAATATATTTAATCGATAACTAAGGAAAACCTTATGTCTATCACGACTACGAGCTCTTTACCTGCTCCGGTACAGCAATCGTTTAGTTACAAATTATTGTCTGTCCCAGTTCCTAATATGATTCACAAAATCCCTGCGATGCTAAAAAACATGCCTCGCAATGGTGGTACAACTCTTCGTATGAGACGTTATAACCCATTAAATACAGCTATGGTTCCACTTGGAAATTCTGGCGTAACTCCTCCACCACAGAATTTAACTGCTGTTGATATCGATGCTAAGATTAGCTTCTACGGTTTAATATATGGTGCCGTAGAATTGATTCTGAATAGACCTACGTTATCCTCAATGAGCAAGTAACGTTACAGAATCAAGATCCCGTTAAGGTGAAAGCGGGATTAAAACCTACCCTGATTGACTTGGAAGCCTAAGGCGAAAGCTATGGTGACAAGGGCCAAGGATTAAGAATTTGAATTCCAGGCTGAACGACTTAGCGGGTGGGGCTCTTCAACCTTACGAAGAGCATGCGAAAGTCTGAACTCATATCGAAAGTATGAGAGAGAGATCCGAAGAGGTTTCTCCGCCAAATGTAAAAGTTTGGTCATTAAAGTAACAGAATGTTTGAATGAATGTGCTGCTCGTCTTGGTGTTTCATTACGTCAAACAGAAGATCAGTTAACGCGTGATATGTTAGCTGCTACAGCTGCTTTCATTAACTGTACTGGTGGTGTTAATGGTGACAACCCAACTAACTTATCTCGTTCAGATGTTGATAACGTTGTTCGTGCGCTTCTTGGAAACAATGCGTACACAATCTTAGATAACATTGAAGGGGAAGATAAATTTGGTACAGCGCCTGTTCGTGATGCGTACTTCGCTATGTGTCATACAGATCTTACTAAAGATATGGACTCAGTTGATGGTTTCATCCAAAAAAACCAATATCCAGCTCCAATGAACGCTCTTCGTTCAGAGTGGGGTGCTATTGGTAACTTAAGATTCTTAATTTCTTCAATTGGTTCTATTACATCAGATGCTTCAAGCTTAGGCAAAGACGTTTATAACATCTTCTGTGCTGGTATGGAAGCATATGCTTGTATCGAACAAGATGGTTATAGCGCATCATTCATCTATCGTCCACCTGTGTACGATGGACCATTAGCATTGAACGCTTCTGTTGGTTACAAGTTTGCAGAAGTCCCAAGAATCCTGAATGACCTTTGGATCTTGAATCTTCGTTGCACATTAAACAGTTAAGGAGAGAACATGACATTAACAACTAACCAAGGTGGTATGTTTGTATCGAATGGTGCAAATGTCTATCTATCTTTAGTCTCTGGCGTTGACTGGATCAGAGTTAGAAACTTAACTCAAGCTGCAGCAGCTCAAACGACTGCTACTGGTGTTGAGTTCTTCTGGCAATTTGGTATGGCTCAGAATTCTGAGTATACCTATTTGAAATCAAACGCTGCTGGCGCTGCTAACTTAATTGCATATACAACTGCTGGTGGTTTTCAGTATTTTAACAATACTATTAATAATCCTGGTACATTAGTTTCAACAATTACAGCTATTTCTAGTGCTGCTATTCCTGTTGTTACTAACACAGGAACAAACGGTTTAATTCCAGGTAGTGTTGTTCGTTTGATCAATATTGTTGGCGGTCAACAACTTGGTGGAATCGATTTCACTGTTGGTTATAACACGTTAAGCGCTACTACTTTTAGTCTTGATTACATGGCTCAAATTGTTGCTGCTACGACTGGTAGCTGGAGAGTTATTCCTTATAACCCTTACTTCTATCCGTCAAAACGCGTTATCACAAGCATTACTAAAGCTACTCAAGCAGTTATTACTTTCTCTGTATTACACACATATCAAGAAGGTCAAGCAATCCGTATTACGGTTCCTGCTGCTTTCGGTATGGTTGAGATGAATAACATATTAGCTACTATTGTTGCAGTTAATGATGCGACAACAGGTGCAGGCGCTAACTCAATAACAGTTAACGTTGACTCAACAAGCTTTACTACATTTGCATGGCCAACAACAGGTCTGCTTTCTGCATTTACTCCAGCTCTTGCTATTCCAGTTGGTGAAGATACTGCTGATGCTCTTCTACAAGGTGTTAACATCTTATCTGATGCTACACTTAACGAAGGTGCTATTGGTATGATCCTTACTGGTGGAGCAGGATTCCCTGGTGGTGCTAATGCTGATGTATTGATCTGGGAAGCTGGAACATTCTTCAATAACAATGTTCCTGAATATCTTCTTCCTTAGTCTTTGACTGTTAGTCTTTGACTGTTAGTCTTTATTAGTTCTTGAACTAGTGTATTAAATAATTCCAGGGCTGATCATATATAGATTCGTTATCTGTTATTTTTTTATCAGCCCTGGAATATAACCTTAAAGAGAAAAAATGTCTGAAGAAGTAAAAAAATCAAAAGAGGGATCTATAACCTCTATTAAATTCCAAGAGTCTGTAACTCCAGTAAATATGACACCAGAATACGTACCTCTGACCAAAGAAGCGCGCGAGCAACAACGTATTCAAAATGAAGTGGCGCTTCGAAAAGAATGGGAAAAAGATAGAGAAATGGTGCGCGGTATTTTCCGTAATCATGAATGTCCAGGTGGAATGCTTAGCTTTCCCTTCTATAAATATAAATGGGACCAACTTAAGGTATATAATCTTAAGGATGGAGAGGTTTATGAAATCCCTCGAGCAGTTGCAAAACATCTGAATACTAATTGTTCATATCCAACTTATAATTATAAGAACAATGTCCAAGGTATGCCAGAAGTTACAGTTGCTGAACGAGTTCGTAGAACTAGTTTCCAGAGCTTAGAATTCATGGATATGGATGATCCCTCAATGAAACAAAAAATGAATATCTACAATTCAGGTATAGCATCTGCTTCTAAGAGTTTAGGGTCAGCGTTACCTGGATAGGTACTACCTAGTTAATTAATGGGGACTATATGGCTAGATTAGCTTACAAATTTCCTATATTCCAGAAGGCTATGCGTATCATTAGTGGTATAACTAATGCTGTTCCAGCTTCTGTTACGACTACTTTTAATCATCAATATATTACTGGTATGATTGTACGTTTGAATATTCCAGAAGGATTTGGAATGGTTCAAGCTAATCAACTGTATGGTCCTATCATAGTTACGAGTCCAACTACATTTACTATAACTATAGATACGACTAAGTTTGATGCTTTCGTTGCTCCATCTTCATTCCCGTTTAGCTATCAATCTGCTCAATGTACTCCAATAGGAGAAGTGTCGAGCACTCTTAAAGCTGCTACACAAAATATTCTCCCTTATCCGGCAAATTATCCATAGAGGAGTATATATGAATATTCGTGCTTCTTTTTGGAAGATTTCTACTTACGAACAAAAAATTGATAGGATAAAAATATTTTTTCATAAATATGTAGATATTAAAGAAGGATGCTGGGGTTGGAATGGGACTAAGCTTAATAATAGAGGTAGATTATATTTTGAGTTAAAGGCTATCCAAGCTCATAGAGTATCGTGGATGATCCATTTTGGAAAGATTCCAATTGGAATGTATGTATGTCATAAATGTGATAATGAATTATGTACAAACCCTAATCATTTATACTTAGGCACGGCACAACAGAATACTCGAGATGCGTTCGCTACTGGAATGAATTTTAAGAAGTTAACCGTTGATATGGTTAGAGATATTAAGATTCATTTAGTAGAGGGTATAAAAAGTACTGAAATAGCTAAAAAATATAATGTAACCGCTAGCACTATCTGTGATATAAGAAAAAATAGAATTTGGTCCTGGATATAATTTAAAGGAGGAATATTATGACTGTTGCAACTTCATCACTTAGTACTATCCAACAGAAAGTAAGACGACTTACTCGTAGCCCATCTGAAAGCCAATTAACAACTGCTGATTTAAATCAATATATAAATACTGCAGTTCTTTATGACTTTCCTGAGCATTTAAGATTATTTAATCTACTGACAACTTTTGAGTTCTTTACTAAACCTTTCGTAGATACCTATAGTTTCAGTAATGATCCAGCAAGTGTTCTTTATGATTTCGAGAATAAGTATCTGACTGTAAATCCTCCTATATATGTAGCAGGATATGAGGCTCAGTTTATTGAATCTCGAGATAAATTCTTTGCTATGTATCCAATGGTGAATAATATCTCATCTATTGGTGTTACTGGCGACGCTATTACGACGAGATTCACTGGAACGATTAATAGCCAGCAAGCTAATATTCCTCCCTATGTGAATACTCAGCAAACTATATTGCTTCAAAACAATGTTCTTTTTAGTTCTGTTGATGTTAATAATTTCGGCTTAGCTATGATTGATTGGCCATTAAATGGAGTAGGGCCTAATAATACATTAACGCCTCCTGCTATCCCGGGACATGGAAACC